TGCGCAAGCCTGCGGCTTGCTGGACACGAAGGCGGGGGTTTGTCCAACCCCCATTTCCTCGCCTGTCGCAAAAGGTCATGCCCAGCCCTGCCCACGCCCACCCATTTGCAGTTTTATTCCGCCTGTTTTTGTGATGCAAACATGATAAATAAAGTTTTTGTATTACATGAGGAATGTAAATTTTACTTTTGGTTCTTTAGGACACCTTAGCGCTTCCCTTGTTGCATTTAATAACCATATTTTCTACTCCCTAAGAAAAGGCAGGTAACTTAAATTATAAACCTGAAATTTGTCCTGGAAAATAGGAAGACCGTCTATACCAACAAGCACGCATTCGTTTAAACTATAAACTGAATATGTGGCATTCACTGTTCGCCCTCCATAATTAACAGTACATGTTCCGTTGGGGTAAAAAAATATACGATAATATACCTTATCAATGATGTATTCGCCTGAAAGAACAGTGGGTACCCACATAGCATACAAAGTAATGCTATTTTGAGTGCCTTGAAAAAATAAAAGGTCTGTATAGGTATAACCACCAACAGGTAAGGCCCAATTCATACCTGAAGCATCTGTATTCCAACCACCGAAGAGATGCCCGGTTTTAGAAAGTCCACTTCCGCTTGGGAAAAATATTTTTGATCCGGCAGTTACAGTTTGTGCGTCAGGGGCTATCCCGCTTGTCGCGCCATTGGCATCATAAATAACGGTATAGGTAGGTCCATTATTATCCCACTTGGCATACAGGGTAATATTGGCAGTGGGCGTAAAGGAAGAGCCGGCATTATAATTTGCGCCAGTGCCATAGGCATTGGTATTCCATCCGCCAAAGGTAAAACCAGTTTTCGCAAGTCCGTTTCCGCTAGGTAGCGTAATGCTGGAACCGGCAGTTACAGTTTGTGCGTCAGGGGCTATCCCGCTTGTAGCGTCGTTGTCATCAAAAGTAACGGTATACTTCGTGGTCGTTCCGCTGGGCTTTGTTGGGGACAGTATCCCTTCAGGTGATTTGGTTCCACCGTTATCAAGGGGAATTGGACTGTTAATTGACACTATTATGTTGACGTTGACAATTACAATGAATGTACTCCCGCCTTTGTTTCTAAGGGTATATGAAGTGCTATTGGAACTCGTTACCGTTCCTGTACTTGAACCAAGGGTAGTTCCATTATCCCTTTGTATGCTAAGTGAACGCGCCAGCGAATAGAACCAAAAACGCCAGCGAAAACAGATTCCCAAATTATTGCAAATGGTAGAAATGAATTACAAAAACGAACGCAAAACCGACTTAATCTTCGCCCATCAGTACTGCCAATTCCTGGTACTGATTTTTCGTGATGCGGTCGCCTGCATAAAAGATGTCCAGCTTTTCCATGACGTCTTCCCTGTCAAAGTTCCCCGCCTCGATAATTTTTTTCATCGCCAAATAAGTCATGCCGTTACCCCCAATTCCAAAAGCAGCAATCTGTAATCCAAGTCCACCAAATACAGGTAAACCTGAAGCTCCTCCCGTTCTTTTTCCCTGATGCCGTCCTCTTTTTGCCTTTCCTCTTCGGCGATTTCTTCCGGCGTCTTGCCGACTACGATCTCGTCGCCGATAACCCGCGCCACGCACCCTGCGGCCTCGAATTCCGCAGCCGCTACTATCATGTCGGGCTGCCTTGACAGGCCGTCAAGCTGCGCAGCGGCCCCTAAATCCGTATGGTAAACCACACTATTGTCTACACGCCATAGATAAACGTTTTCCATGAAATTAACCTCAAAAAGTTTTTCTAACATACACAGAAAGCGGGGGAAATCCCTTCCACTGAACTAGCATAACAGGTGGTGGCATCACCGAAAATGCTACATTCAGTGAAGGTGTTTATACGGTCCGCGGTAGGATCACATTCCCAATAACAAGCCCTGCTTCCATTAAACCGCTTAACCCTGTAAAGAGTTGATTTTTGATATAGCGGAACGTGAACGCCGTATCCTTCTCCGTATCCCCCCTCAGACCAATGGGTCGATCCAAAAGTCTCTTTTTCGCTAAGCAAAAATAGCGTATGATCTTGCCAATCCCAGCTTGCAGTATTGCCATTCTTGGTAGAGAGCTGCCTGCGTATTGTGTAAAGATATTCGCCGCCCAAAGCCGCCTTTAGCTTTGTCGCCAAAACCCCGCTTCCGTTTCCGGCTGCGCCGTCAATCCATGCCCTTAGCGCAGTGGTCTTATATCCGTTTGCGTTTGTGTCGGAAGTATTCATCTGGCCCTTCGCGATCACGTTGCGGAAAGTAAAGAGAATATGGTTTTTATCATTCTCTGTATGCCCGCCGTGTTTGTACGTATTGAACCCGGATAAAACTATCCTGTTGTTTTTATATGTATTATTCCACGCTTGCGGGGCCGTACCATTTGTAGGGGCCGCTGCGCCACTTAAATCGATGCCGTCAAGATAGTCGCCTATCTCCAGCCCCCGGAAGTCAGGTATGCCGCTGGCGTCAATTTCGCCGTTGTTGTTGCACCTGCGCCTCAATTCCGCCATAACCTGGGCAATGGCTGCGTTGCGCTCTGCCTGCGTTGCCAGCGCGGAAAAGTCGACGCCAAGCAGCACCTTCATCAGGTCGCGTCCCATGCCCTCTACCATGTCGGCATGCAGATCGCCGCCGCCGGATATTGCGCCGGATATTGGAAGAGCTCGCAAGGCCCTCAGCAACTGATCCTGCTCAATGTTATTGGGCTCCAGCCCCGCTTCCTCAATGACCCGCTGCATGTTGTCAAGCAAAAGGTTCAGCGTCTCCGCCGGTATGAATGACGGCTTGATTAGCGGATCCGTAAAACTCCCGTTGGTAAACTTCCCGTCGGGGCCGAGGCCCGGCCATTTAACCTGCTCCCCAAAAACCTCAATGACCTGTTCGGTGGGATACAATCCGCTGTTAGTCCTCATGTAGCCAATTCTACATGAGAGGAGGGTGCGTGTTTCTTATAATAATGGTGATAATATCCTGCCGTCTCTAAAAACGGCAGTTACGGCATCTCTCCGTAAAAAAAATAAGGCAGCTGGTTTGCAAGCAATATGCCGGTTATTGCCCGCTCGAAGTCCTTAAAAGGCCGTTTCTCTCTTAGCATGTAATTAATTAGCGCGTTTTCAAAACGATAAAAGAATTTTATGCTTTGCGCGAATTCTTCTACGTCAAAACCTGCGGCCAGGGGGAACATCCGGCTCCTTCCGCATTTGGCAAAACCCGCAGCCGATTCCCGCAGCTTTGCATACACGTACAGGCGCAATTGACAGATTGGAAAATAAACAAGCCGATCTATCCCAAAGCGCATCCTTCCAAATTTCTTGGCGGGAAAATCCGGATAAATCAGCGCCCATGACTTTTCCCTGAAGTCTTTCTGCCGCACGGCAAAAAACAAAACCGAGAAAACTACCGGGCTTCCGATATAGGAATTCCCGAAGCGCGAGAATCCAAAGAAGCCCGGCCTGTAAGGGAAATACACGTCCGCGATGGCAAGCCCAAACATGTCGGCGACTTTTTGAAGCTCCGCCCTGTTCAGGCGGATGGCCCACATCGACTTTAATTGCAGGCGGCGCTGAGCCAAGCTAAGTTTTGGGAAAACGGAATCCAGCAGGACGCGCTCCCAGTCGGCAACAAGCTCTTCGGTCGTCTCTGCAAAGCTTTCGTTTTGCAGAGCTTCCATGCGCCGGCGGAACTTGACAAGCTCCGGAAGCTTCGCCCTGCAGAAAAGGGACACGTCGCTTTCGGGGTCGGCGAACTGCCTGTCCCAATACTCGCCCTGGGGAAACAGCTTCCTGACTGCGGCTTCGTATTCGGCGGCCGCCGCTACTCCCATGACACCTCTCCAAGATAGGGATACTGCAGGATGGTAGTGCCGACGATGCCAGCCGTGTCGCCATCGAGCTTGACCGACGCGCCGGTAATCGCGACGCCGTCAATTATCGCGCTCCGGAGAGCCCCCGCCGCAACCCGCACGCCGGGCATTGCCACGAGCTGTAAAAAAGCCTTCATGCGGCCTATAGCCAGTTCCCTGTTTGCCTGCGTGTCTTCCGAAGGCAGTAGCAACGCCACGGGATTCAACTCGACAATTTCCGGCGTCCGGACAGTGAAAATAACGGGCGGGGCCTCTTCGTTGATGTAGTTTGTTACCTGCGCGATATTGTCTACCGGAAATACCCCGTTCAGTTGGTTGCCGCCGATGACCTGTATCATCAATGCGCCAAACACCCCGAAGTTTTTGTATTCCCACGCGTTGGACACTTCCGGGCTCGCGTCCCGCGCCCACGCGGCGAAGTGGCCGGCTTTCCCGTAGCGCACGGGGTTGCGGAGCCACAGCAAAACGCGGGCGAGGTATTCCTCGTCGCTTTCCGCGTCCGCGCCGCCGACGATGCCATCCCCTATTACTACCGCTTTTGAATCGATCCCGGCGGGGATTGAAGACACGATGGAAAGCTCCTCGCCCGGGGCAAGGTTGGTATTGAGGCCCGTTCCCTGGGACTTGAGCGTTATCGCGGCTGTGCCGTCCGCGCCTATCCTGTACGCTTTTTCGGTATAGTACCGCTCTCCTGACGGGGCCGCGAAGACAAGCCCTGCCGGGACGGGCTTGTTCGGCAGCCCGTTCAGCAGCGCCTCGCCTCCGGAGGCGATTGCGTATAACGGCGTTACCCTGCTCGACCAGTGCTGGCGCAGGTAGTCGCCCTCGGCGGTGTCGGGAAACAGCTGCCGCGCAAGGAAATCCAAGTCGCCCAGGTTCTGGTGAAGTATCCCCGCGTCGACCGCAGCGAAGACCTTTAAAAGGCTGTGGCGGGGGGTCCTGTCCAGGGGCTTGAAGAGGCTGGCATAGTTTGCGTAGACGCGGTCGAGCAGGACCGCCACCGAATCCCGCTTAAAGGGCACGCCATGCCTCCGTTATGGGGGGAAGGCTGTTTCCGTCCGGACGGAAAATTATTACGCTGTAGCGGATTTCGTTTTTACCGGTGCGCTCCGCAGTGCAGTCGATTTTTTTTGCGATGGAGCCCTGGACAACCCATTGCAGGCTCTCGAGCACCATCCTTCTAAGGGTTCCGGCGGTCTGGCCGTCCACCTTGCCGTTTTTACGCAGCAGCCACAGTTCGCTGCCGAAATTTGGATCGGCCCACCACGTGCCCTTGTCGGTCCCGATGCTCATGAGGGCCAATTCGCGGATGTCATTCCATTGCTCGATGCGTACCGTATCCAAAACGTTACCCCGCAAAAACGTCGGGCGAGCCCGACGCCACCAAAGACCCGCAGTCGACCGGATCGCCGACCCTGCCAAGCGGCAGCCCGTTTACGAAAACGCTTGGGCTCCCGCCTGCAAGCGATCCCGCGTGCGTCCCGTGGGGCGTCCTGGGATCGGTGCAGGTGTGCGGCTTCCAGCCGTCGCCCTGGCGGTGCGCGGGGATTCCGTTTACAAAAACGTCCCCGCTTCCCCCGACGCTTGTCCTTGGGGGAAAGCAGGCGTGCCCCGTGCACGCGTCGCCTTGTCTCGTAACCGCCGGCATAAAACGCTCCTTAGTTTAGGTCTATCCTTCCTGCGGAAACCTTGAACGTTCCCGCCTTGATTGCGTAATCGCCCTCGACCACGCAGCGGCAGTCGCCGCCAACTGTGACGGTGCTGTCTCCGTCGCAGTTTATCGTGGAGTCGCCTTTGACGTCGCACTCGCAGTTACCTTCGCAAATTACCTTGATGTCGCCTTTTTGCCGGGTGTAAATTTCCAGGCCGCCTTTTTCGCGCAGGACAACGTAGCTGCCCTCCCCGGTGTATATCGCCGCGTCGCCGTCTTCCAGCGCCGGGCGGAATGCCGGCGCGTCCTTCAGCACGGGCAGTATTTCAAAATTGTCGAAGTTGCCGCCCTGGCAGAAAACGAGGGCCTTGCCGGATTTGGCCTTCGCGTAGAAGCCGTAGGGGAACGCTTCGTTCTTTTCCAAAACCTTTCCGTTGTGCGTCTTGACCTGGATCCGGTCGTCGCCGCCGTAGCGCTTCTGAAAGTCGGACAAACAAAACAGGCTTCGTATTTTTGCGACGATGCTTTTGATACCGTCTGTCATAAATAAGCTTCTCTCCTCACGACCGTTACCCTGCTTTCGAAAACGTCGGGGTATGCCTCGTGCTCCACTTCGGCTACCAGCAGTCTAGCGTCAACTCCCATCGACGGTGATATAACGGGGATTAGTAAATTCGGCGTCCAGAAAATCTCCTTGCCTGCCGTGACGGATCCCAGCCGCCGGATTTGCCCGTCGGTCAGCCCCCAGCCCGGTACCGTGGCGGTCGCCCGGCTTTCTTTCCTTCTGCGCATCTCGGTTTCCGCCCGGCGCTGGAGCTTTGCCTCCGGAAAGTCCGGATCCGTTATGTCCATGGTCAGAATCCGGCCGTTAGGGCAGCTGTCGTCGATTGCCCGGGCCTCTTCCCCGCATCCCCTCACGACATACTCGTGGAACTGCTCCGCCCCGTTTTCGGTAAAGTCGATTGACTTGATGTTTGCGCCTTCCACCAATTTAAAGCCCTCGTCGCGCACGGCGGCGGAGACTTCCCAAAAATACAGGTCCCCCGCCTCGTTGCTGGTAAGGATGTACCCTTCGTTGTCGGCCTCGTTTACCAGCTTTACCCAGGGGCTTTCGTTCTCTATGCGGAATGCGTAGATTGTCTGCATTTTGCCTGCGATGGACGGCGGGAGCGCGTGGCACTGTATGCCGAACCTTTTCCCGATGGCCTTGGCCAGGTCCAGTACCGTCATGTCGTCGAAGTCTTCCGACCAGGTCGAGTCGACGATGTCCCGCGCCGGGGAACGGCCCGTGACGGCAATGCAGTGTTTCCGGCTGTCCGCGCTGCCGGTTACCTCGTCGACCAGCACCGTGGTGACGCGGCGGCCTCCTGCCGCCTGCGAGTCCTTTATTAAAGGGTTCGCGTACCGCACCTCGATTTTATTGTGCCTGCGTACCTTTCCCCTTTCGCTCGACGCGATTTCCATTTCAAGGGTGTGGCAGATGTCGTCGAGCGATTTCTTTATGACGATGTGCCGCCATGCCAGCTCGGTGCCGGTGGCGGCGTTCTTTACGACGATCCTAGACATACAGCACGCTGCCCTTTACGGCGAAGGAATCCGCTATGCGGTTCAGTTCCCGGAGCCTGTCCTCGTCGCAGCCGAGGCATTGGGCCAGGTACAGCAGGGGCAGCGGCACGTTAAAGTGCCGCTTTTTTTCCGCGCTCAGCTCCTTTGCGGACAGGATGCGGGAAACGTGGATCCGGACCGTTTCGAGCGCGGCGTATACCGCAGGATCGTTTTTGTCGATGCTTGCCTCGAGCCTTGCGAACAGCTTCCAGTAGCCCTCAGTTTTTTGGAACGGGGCGTCAAGCCGGGGCAGGATGGCTCCCGCCGCCGTGAACGCGCCGATGCGGTAAAGGTTTTCGACCGCCCTTTGGGCCGCTTCCTGCCGTACCGTCAGCGGGGTGCTGCTTAGGGCAAACGAGCTGGCGGAAAGGAACTGGAGCAGCACGTTTTTTTCGTTGCTTGCGGCGGGCGGCGGGTATGGCGACTTTGGGGCCGCATTGCCTGCGGCTTTTTCGGGAAGGTATGAGGCCACGCCGTTTGCGGTTTCCGCCAGGCCTGCGGCGATGGAGGCCGCGGCGTTGAACAGCGACCGCGCCAGCTGCCTTGGTGCGCCGATTATGTCCGCTGCCAAACTTGTTATGCCGTTGATTTCGGAAGAGACGGCGTTCAGCATTGTCTGCGCCGCCTGGACGCGCCCGAGCGCGCTTAATAATGCCGTTTTTATTTGGCCGACCCCCTGCGAAAGCGTGCTTGCCGTGCCGGCCTCGGCATTGGCCGCAATCGCTTTTTCAAAGCTGTCGACGGCGGCGGCCTGCAAATCCTCAATGGCCGTTTCCAGCGCGGTGCCCAGGCCGGACTGGCTTGCGGCCGCCGTGCCTGGTTGGCTTCCGGCCGTGCCGGAAACTGTGGCCGCCCTTTCGGCGGCCGACGCCCCCGCCCTCTTGAATGCAAGCGTTACGGCGCACTGGCCCTTTTCGTCGGCGGTTTCGGAAATCTCGTAGTCCGCGAGCACGACGGGGAAGCGGCCCCAGAACGGAAAGTCGATGTACCCCGGAGCGCTGTCATCGGTCGTTATGCGCAAGGCTTCTACCAGCGCGTTCCTGGTCTGGATGTATTCCGCGCCGCGTATGAAGCCTTCGATGCGGAGCTGCTGGGGCTTTTCGTTCAGGGCTTCGTTCGACCACAGGCCCCCAAAAGGGTACTCGGCGGTGTCCACGGACTGGCCGCCTGAAAACTTGAAGCCCTTCAGGACGAACCGGATTGCCTCCCCGCCCGGCGCCTGGTAGCTGGTCAGCCGGGGGCCGTCATCGGGGCTTGCCCTCTCCGATTCTTTCCAGCTGCCCGAATAGGGCGGCGGCAGGGCGGCGTCGAAGGGGCCGCTCATAGGGCCAGCGTCCTTGCAAGCCTTGCGTTGCCGGTGGGGTGGATGTTGAGGGGCGCGCTGTTGTTCTTGACGTTGACCCGGGCCGTGGCGCGCTCCTCGCTTATGTTCACGTTCACTTCGAGGGTCGCGTTGCCTTCCAGCTCCGCTTTCGCGGGCGGCGCGATGATGGTTCCGGTTTTGGCCATCTGCGGCGGCAGGGCGGATTCCGGTATCCTTATCTGGTCGGGCTGTTGCATTGAAGGCATTTCAAAGCCGCCCCAGTACGATACCGCGCTTTGTTTCTTCTGTGGTTGCCCTGCGCCGTCGGGCGTTCTTGCCTGGCTGCCTTGTGACCGCCATGCTTGCATCGCGGTATCAAAGGCGTTCTGTTCGGGCGTTCTTGCCTGGGCGGCCTGCTCCCTTGGCGGCATTTCAAAGCCGCCGCCCCAGTAGGATCCCGCCTTTTGCTTTTTCTGCGGCTGCCCTGAGCCGTCGTCGGCCAGGGATTCGCCGATTCCCTCGCCAATTGCGCGCCCGGCTTTGCCGCCAAAGTAGAAACCAGCGGCGCCGATACCAGCCCCAACCAAAAGGCCTACCAAATTGCCGAGCCCTGGGACTGCGGTGCCTATAGCTGTTCCGGCTACAGCGCCTCCTGCCAGCGCTGCCAGCAGTGTACCCGCAACAGCTCCGCCAGTTGCCCCGGCAATGCTGCCTGTCGCGTCGCCTATTGCCCCGCCTTTGGCTTTGCCGCGCTCCTTGTCCGTCAAATCCTCATTCTGTTTTATTTCCGCAAGCTCGTTCATCATTTGGGGAATCTTAACGGACGCGACAGCTACACCAGCGGCAATACCTAAACCGGCTACTTGCGCTGGTTTGATATTTGTTTGTGCCGTTGTTAGAGGATTGCCTTGGTTCAAGACTTGCTGTTGAACTTGTCCGGCAGAGCCTATGCCCGGAATCCCGGATCCGCTGCCCCAGTTGGTTACATAAACAGGCATTGCGGACGCCATGCTTAAAGATTCGGTGATGTTTACTTTCCCGCCTTTTAACTGCGACAAGCCGCCAACGAGGCGGGTTATTCCGGCAATGCCTTTGACCGCGGCTATCGCTCCGATCCCAATCGCGATTCCCTCAAATGTTTTTTTAACCCGTTCCGGATCTTCGGAGAATTTGTTTAACAGCTCTGTCAAAGCGGCAAGCGGCTTGGTTAGGCCGCTGTCGGCAAGCTTGTAAAATGCCGTTTGCAAATTCTTTATATTGGATTCCAGCGTTTTTGCCATCGCGGCGGACTGATCCTGCAGCAAGCCGGCGGTGTCGCCGAGATTGGTCAGGCTTTCGTACATCCGCTCGCCATGCGCCATATAGGAGCGCATCGCCTGCATGGTAGACGCGCTGAATATGCTGTTGAAACGATCAGTGCTTCCCAGCTCGTCCGCTTTCGCAACGATGTCGAACATGATGTCGTTAAAGTCCCTGAAGTTTCCTCCAGAATCGCGGACACGGACACCTAGCCGGCTAAGTTTTTTCTGTTTTTCAGGATCCGCTAATTCTCCCATAGCAGCATTAAAGGCAGAGACCGCTTTTTCCGGGCTTTTCATTCCGGCGTTCAAAATCTGCAACGCGGCGTTGGCTTTTTTAATGTTTTCCGGCGCGGTTCCAATATTTTGATAGACAGAAAAAATTTGCGGGGCCGCCTTCGCAAAGTTTCCCAGGGAAAACGCGCCTTCATTGGCCTGGGCGACCATGTCATCCATGAGGGAGGAAATTTGATCGGACGTATATCCAAATTTTTGAAATTCCGTAAAAATAGCGCCTATAGAGTCTCCGGACTCGCCCGTTGCCTGGATTGCGAGGGCGACGTTTCTGATGTTGTCCTCGGCGTATTTCAGATCGTTTGTTCCGCTAATTATTGTTTCAATTCCATCTAAAAGGTTGGTGGGATCAATTTTGACATCGGGGGCCTGGGCGGCATCGAATACCGCGTTTTTTAGTTTCGAGACTTGCTCCGCCGACGCGTTCACGGACAGGCCGAGACGCGTCATGCGGTGATCCAGTTCTATAATGCCTTTAGCCGCTGCCCCGACAGAAAGGGTCAGGCCGAAAGCCGCAAGCTTTGCGGCCGTGCCGGATATAGCTTGGTCAATTTTTTCTATTGCGCCGAGCGTTTTTTGGGCAAAGCCCGAAGCCGCCCCGGCGGCCTTGCTCATGCCTGAGGAGAACAGGTCTCTGAGGCTTATCTCGACACCGGCTTTTATTTCCTTGGCCACTACTTCACCCCATGCACGGCTTTGTATACATCAACAGCTTTCTGGTGCCAAAATGACAGCTGTTCCCAATTCATATCCATAAGCGTCGCAAAACCCATGCCCGGAAGCAGCGCAAGAATTTCCGCAACCATTTCGGCAACGCGGTTGCGGATTTCTTCTATGGTAAGGAAGTCTCCTCTGTTTTGCTCTGCGGAGTTTTTTCCGGCTCCGCCTCGGTAGGGTTTTCCACATAAGGCTTTGTGGTAAAATACGACTCCCATACGCGGGCAAGGTGAAACCGAAGTTTGGATAAATCGTCTATGTCGATTTGATCAATAACCGATTCCGGCAGTCCTGAAAGCGAAGCCAGGAGCGCGGCGTCGGCGGCGGCGCTGTCGACAGAATTGGAACCGACCGCTATGAAATCTTTTGTTTTTGGGCGCTGGATTGTCACTTCCGTAACTTCCAGCTCGCCGACCTTGAAGGGATTTTTCAGCACATGCTTTATTGCCATCCCGTCCCCCTACGCCAGCCTCGGGCTGGTTGCCGCGTTGTACTCGATGTCCATCTCGGCATCGCCCAGCTCGCCGGGCTCCGTCACCCATGCGTTGGGCATCATGTACTGCTTGCCGCCGGTCGTGAAGATCGTGAGGGTGTCCTCCCCCATGCCGCTCAGCTCTTCCACGCCGAGCTTGCCCGTCGCGTTGAGCTTCAGCTTCAGCGACGCGAAAGTCTGGCTTTCGGTGTAGCCGGTGTTCTCCGGCACCTCGCCGGCCTTGGTCTCGCGCTTCGTCCCGGCGGGCTTGAACGTCGCCCCTTTCTCCTGGATCGGCAATTCTCCGAGGCCCGCCGATATGACCCTTTTTACCCTTTCGAGTACCATAGCATCCCCCCGTTATTTGAACTGCAGCAGACCCGCGCCGATATAGAACTGGCCTATAAGGTTCGGCTGGTGCGAATACTCTAGCCTGGTCTTGCTGTCCTTCTTGATTTCTACCAGGATGGATTTTTTGTAGCCCTCAAAGTCCTGGCACCACTGCTTGGCCTTGATGAACGCCTCGCTGTAGAGCTCGCAAAGGTACGAGCGCCACACGCCGCAGGTCATTACCTTCGCGCCCGATCCGAAGTTTTCCTCCGTGCTTGCCAGCTTCCAGGTCTTGAACCTCTTTTTCGCCTCGGCGTTGATGTAGGTCCGGACCGCGTCCACGGTCTCGGGAACCTGGACGTCGAGGTAGCTGGTGTCCCTCCCGCCGTCGGTGTTTTCGGTGTAGCTGGTGACCAGCCGCTCGATGAGCACGTTCCCTGTCGTGTCTAGGCGGTAGGTGGCGATGCCCGCTTCGAGTAGCTTTTGCCTTTCCCAAAAAGAGAAGTCCTGGCCGCCGATAAGGCCCGTTACTTTCGTGTCGTAGGTATTTGCGGCGGGATCGTCGGCAAGGATTCTGCAGGCGGACGCGCACCACGCGGCGGCCCACGCGCAGGGCAGGTCGGGGTTGTTGCTCCGAGGCAGAAGGACTATGTGCGGAGAGTTTGCGTCCTTCGCCTTGCAGAGCATCGATCCCGCCTCGGTCTTGCTCCCGAGCGGCCCCGCCAGCGCGACGTACATCCTCCCGCCGATTTGCCTCGTCGCTCCGTACCGCGATTCCAGCTCGTCGGAGCAGTCCTTGATGTTTTTGGCGTCGCTGAAGTCGCTTGCGAAAAAGTTGTAGCGCGTCTCGCCCAGGCCTGCAAGGAAAGGCTTGATGTTGGTGACGCCGGTCCCGGCCGTGGCCGCCCCTTCCTCGACCGTCACGCCCGGCGCTGTAGCCTCTATGTTGACGCTGTTGCTGTTTCCCACGGTACCCTTCACGTTGCACATAACGACAATGGACTCGGGGTGTTCAGTGTCAACCTCGGCGATGACCGGCAGGGTAAGCTCCGAGTTGATGCGGGCGGCGATTGCGGCGGCGACAGCCTGCGCATCCGCGCCGGCGGCAACAGCCGCCTCAAAAAACTGGCCGTTTATTGCGATGCCGACCGCGCCCGGCTCGGCGTTGCTTGCGCTGACGGTGAACCGCTTTTTCCAGGCGGTGCCCGCTTCCGGCTCTGGAATGGGAAGCACATAAAGCTCCTCCACTTTGTTGAGCGCCAGGAAGGTTTCCGCCATGATGGCGGCGGGGCTGCCGTAGCCGAAAAGCTGGTGCGCCTTGAACCCTTCGAGCACGTTGATCGGCTTCCCGCTTTCGGCTTCCGAGGACGGAAGCTTGTAGCCTACCATCAGCGCCTTTTTGATGTCGCCCTGCGCCCCCGCGAGGGAGTTGTCGATTTCCTGGTACTGCCCGGGAACCAAAAGGTTAGCCGGAATTTGCCTCATCGGTATCGGCATGTCTTACCTCCAAATTTACTGTGTCTTTAGCGACTGCATCCCCGATAAGGTGCGTCGCGTCGTAGCCTTCAAAACAGTCGAGGTCGTCGAGCCTGACCCCGCCCTCGCCGTCGTCGAACACGGTGTCCCGGATTTTCCAGTCCCACCTGACGCCCCAAAGGGTTACGTTGATCTGGTCAAGCGTTCCAGAGTACAGGCACTCGGCATCAATGCCATCGGCTCCGCCTATGCTCCATTCCGCGTCGATTCCCCTTAAAGCGGGGACCAGCGCCGAAACGATTTTAAGCGCCCCGTCGTACAGCCGATCTTTGCTGTCGGCCCGGTACAATACCCAGCTTACAAAGCTGATAGTGTTGTCTTTTTCCGAGAAGCGAATAAAGGAAGTAAGGATCGCCGGCGTCTGGTTCGCGAGCCGCTTAATCTCGGCTTCGTTGAACAGGCCCGGATGCGCCGCCACGTGCAGTTTTTTGTTTTTCGCGAACGCGGCTTTTATCTGCCTGATAGCCTCGTCGCGGATGCCTACAAAATCAATAATCATGCGATTTTGCCCCTCAAAAATTTATCGATGGCGTCTTCCAGCTCGTCGATGTTGTCGGTGCCCAGCCCAAGAAACTCGCGTCTGCGTTTTTTGTCCTTCGCGCTCTGGTGGAAGTCCGCGTATTCCATCGGCGAGCCGACGAGGACGCTGTCCCTGCCGGTAAGCTGGGGTATTGTAGAAATTTTTAGAAGCCCGTCCCGATCCAGTATGCCGCCGCCTGAAACAAGGCCTTTGCGTTTTTTGTACGCCTCGGTCAGCTCGTGCCAGGGATCGCCTGAAGGGTCCTTCTGGAGGGCAAAGCGTTCCTCGGTTTGCCCCACCATTATGTTGCCCAGGCTGGTCAACAATATCTCTTTGTCGCCGCCCGACAGTGCAAAATCGCTGAGCTTCTTTTGGAGCCTTTCTATTTCCCTAAGGTTTATTTCTACTGCCGCGCCCATCAAAACACCCCGCCTTTTTTGAAGAACCTGCCGTCCTCGATTCCGTCCTTTCCGGCGGCAATTACTTCCGATCCCTGCAGGCCAGGCCCCTCTAGGCCGCCCTGATGCTCGCGGTTTATTTTTTCGAGGAGGGCAAGGCTCTCCTTGTATTTGTTCCGCTGGTTCTCGCTGTTGGTAACGACGTCGGTCAGGCGGTCGAGGGCGATGTCGGAGCAGATCGCCTCTAGCGCGTCGGCAAACTGCGGGTTTACGGGGCGCTTTATTTCGCCCTCCCCGCCAAGGAGCCAGGGAAGGTGCGCGACGATGACCCCGGTGGATTGCCGCAGGGCGGCCTCTATCCGTTCAGCGTCCGGCTCGTTGTTTTCCCCTTGCGGAAGAATAACGGTTGGGGACTGCATGGATAGAAACCGCTCTGCGGAAATCAGGGGCGTCATTCCTTAATCACCTCGACCCAGGGATCGCGCATGAGTTTTTCCAACTGCGATCCGGTTACCTGGTAAGTTTCCGGCTTCTGCGTCAGCGCAAGCCCGGCGCACCGGTAGCGCGGATACTCGGTCTTGTGCCTCAGCGTTGCGGGCTGCTTTTTTTCGTTGGCGGAATCGGCCCCGCCCCCGGCGGCCCCAGGGCCTTCCTTTGGGCACAAGGCCGATCCTGCGCCGGGGGCGGGGTTTTCATCCTTCTTATTGTTACTAAAATTTTTTTCGTTGCTGGGCGTTGGTTTGTCCGGTTTTTCTTTTTCCATGGCTTCCTCTCCTTAAATGTGCGGGACTACCAGGAGTTCCGCAGTGTGGTAGTTGGGGTTGGACTCGCCGCCGTTGATGATCTCCCTCGACAGGATTGCGCGGGCCGCCGCCTCGTTGGCCGGGCCGACGACCAGGTGGGTCGGCACGATGCCCAGGGGATCGCCGCCGTCCCGCTTCAGGGACTGCATGGCAAGCCGGGCCGCCTCGTAGCTGGCCGCCGTGAGGGGGGCCTTCGAGCCGACCGCCTGCTGCCAGAGGCCGTAGCCGAAGCTTCCCCGGTAGCGGATGCCGTACAGGTACTTGTCCTGCATGAAGACCGTGTCGTTTTTGGTGTCGGTGATTTCGTCGAATTCCGGCTGGCTGCGCTGCTGGGCGACGAACGGCTTGAGGCTTCCGGAAAGCGAAAGCAGCGCCCAGGGGGAGCCGTTTCCTGTGCCGACGATGTTGGAGACTTCCACCGCGGTACCGGTGCCGTCCGTGTTCGGGTAGACCGGGTGCGCCGTGTCGAAGAAGTTCTGCCCGTCGTAGCAGAGGTTGGCAAAGCCGCCGGTGATGAGGGCCGCAACGCTGCGGTTCATGAACCGCTCGAACTCGTCGGCCATTTCCCGCGCCAATACCCGGTACTGGCCGAGGTTGTCGTCTTCGATGTCCGTGCGGTCGACCCCAAGGGTGGATTCGTACTTTTTGTTGACGATCTGGTAGGCGAATTCGGCCATGTCCTTGATGACGCGGCTGCCGATCCATTCCCGCAGCTGGGGGAAGGCCCCAAGCCAGCCGTAGGTGTTGCTCTTGGTGCTGGACGTGATAGTCGTTGCCAAAAGCTTCCAGACGGGCTTCGCGTCGATGTCCGCCATCCTTGCGCTGAACTCGCCGCGGAGCGCGGTGCGCAGTGCGTTTAAAACGCCGCTGGTTACGATCATTTTTTGCCCTCCTTGAGTTTCTTATACTCTTCTTCGGTGCAGCCTATAGCCTTAGCTATGCCGGATTCATCGGCGTTCAGCGCCGTCCCGCTGGCCGGAGGGGCGCCATCAGGAACCTGCGCCTCCGTGCTGATAATCGCCGGAGAAACAGCGGCGATTTTCCTGAAGGACTCGAGCCCCGCCTGTGTGGAGCAAAGGGACAGGTACTCCGCCCGGCTTGCCGGGGCAATCTTCCTGTTTTTGATCGCCTCGTCCACCGCCGCTTCCGCGTCCTTTTTAAGCCGGGCCGCGTTCAGGTCGGCAAGCTGTTTTTCAGCCGTAAGCGCCCTGGCTTCCATCGCGTTCAGGTCGGCCCTGGGCGCGTAGGCCGTCAGGTCGACCCTCGACGCGTCCGTCTGCGCCGAGGCGGCGGTTTTTGCCGCGTTCAATGCTTTCGCCGCGGCAAGCGCATCGGCTTCGGTCGCGGTTTCGGGCAGGCCCAAGGCCGCGCATAATGCTTTGAGATACATGATTGTCTCCTTAATAATATTTTCCCCCGGCCCCTCCTCCGATCGTTGCTCGGAATTGAGAGCCGGTAATTGCAAATTTGGCGAATTGGTAAGGGCGGCGCGGAGGATGCAGTTGATTTCCCCTTTTTCGTCGTGCATGAAGACCGGGGAAATGAACCGGTATTCTTTTTTGGCGAGCGCCTCGCGCCCGCGCTCCGTCCACTCGACATCTGCGCATATTGCGCCCGACTCGTCGGCGCGGAGGTTTCTCATCCAGCCGAAGGCCGGCGCGGGGCCGCCCTTGGGCGCGGCCAGATCCGTGGCGTGGTTTTCGTCGATGGGCAGCAAGGAAAGGCGGGCGGCGGAGTTAAGCGCGACCTGCTTGGGGTTCGGGTTTTTCCATTCGCGCCCGTCGCGGCCTTTGATTTTTTTGTCCGGCGGGACTAAGGTAATTCTGCTGGGAATTTCACCTTCAAAATTGAGGGATAAAAAAAGGCTGCCCGTTTCCATATGGACAGCCTACCGGGGCGAAGGGCGTTTTTTATATTAATTATGGTTATAATTTTTCGGCCATCTCCAGGAACGGCAGGTACGGCGTGGAGGGCCTAAGCTTTTCAGCCTGGCCTTCTTTCCAGAGCTTATAGCCGTGGGCGACGCTGATGCGGTACTCCCTGGCCAAATCGGGCATGGTAGTCCCGTCTTTTCCAAGCCGCTCGTAAATTTCAAGGGCGATGGTCTTGCTGAAAGCCTTGTTCTCCTGCGGGATATACACCAGCATGCGCCCGTAAAGAAGCATAATCTTTTCAAGGATTTTTTCCGCGTGCCCGTCGCCTACCGCGTCCGCGATGACGCCGCGCAGGCTTTCCGCCGAGGCGCCGTCTGCCTTTACCCCGGGAATGTAGACCATCTGGCCGCCGAAGTACCTGCAGATGGCCCGCACCGCTTTTTGCGCGGTTTCCGACGGCACTTTGTCGGAGGCGCAGGAAACGATGAGGTCTTCCACAAGCCAGCGGGGCTTAGCCATCCAGCGCCTCCGACGTGTCCGGATCGAAGCCGGCTTTCGCCATCATGTCGCGCAGCGCCAGGATTACTTTCTGCGCCGTATGGACGGTAAGGAAGCGGAGCGACTTGACCCCGGCGATGCGGTCTGCGAAGGCCAGGAGCGCCGCGTCGCTTTTGTTCCGGGCGCATTTTTGCCACATGCCTTTTATGTACTCAAGCTGTTCGGGGCTCGCCGTTCCCTGCTCTTCGGGCCTTACCCGCTCCGGAGGCTTGCCGAAGCCGCTGCGGCGCATGGCGCGGAGCACCGCCTCAAGCTGGCGCTCGGTCATGTCGGCGCAGGATTTCTTTTTGGCGACGCCCTCGAGGAAGGCCCTGTAGGCGTCGTCGCCGAGGGCCATTTTTGCCTTGCCGACGTGGACAAGCCGGACGAGCTTGTTTCGCCTGCTTTGCGGCTTTTTGTCGCTTCCCTGATCCATTAAAAACACCCCCAATTATGCGTAGGGTTGTACAACCCTACCGGGCTTCTCCGAAATTCGGGGATATTTGTCCATGTAGGCTTTGGCCGCGAATTTCAGGAAGCTTTTGACGTCGAGGCATTTTGCCTTTGCGTATTTCTCAAACTCCTGGTACTCGTCCCCGCTGTCAAAAACAACCACTGCTCGGGGCCGAGCGGCGGCTTTTCCCTCTCTGTTTCCCATAGTTCCCCTCCCGTCATGCCTCAATGGGTCATTTGGAAAATTATTATGGCCATTAGGATTCCCAAAACCCCAGCAAGCCATCCAAGCAAAAATCTTTTCACTCCGCTTCCCCTCCCTTACAAACTGTTCACCGCGTCGGCGTCCACGATTTTGGCTTTCATGGAAGCCGCAAGGTTCATCGCCTTCCGCGCCCAGTTGTTGATGAGCAGGGGATAGGCGACCGAGTAGACCACGCCGTTGCGGGTCTGCCGCTGGAGCCTGCGGGCAAGGGCCTCGCAGGCCTCGTCGGTGAAGACCTCCTTCCGCTCTTTCTTGAGCCGCGAGAATTTCAGGTCCAGGTACCCGGCGACTTCCTTTTTGTCCGCCAGGGGCTCCAGCTCGAGAATTTCCATCCGGCGGATTATCTCCCTGGCCTCCCAGTTTTTGGACTCGTCCAGCTTGGCCTTCATCTCGACCTGCCCGATCAGGACGACGGCAAGGAGCTTCTTGAAGCCGTCCTCCAGCTCCCAGAAGCGCTTGAGGTACTTGAGGGTCTGGATCGAGAGGTCGTGGGCTTCCTCTATCATGAGGATGTGGGCGAAGCCGGAACGGCTCGAGTTGGTGAGGATGTGCTCCACCTGCCTGGCCTTGGCCTCCAGGGTGCGGCGGGGCTTTTCGGTGGAGCAGTCGGCGATGATTGCGTCGCAGATGAGGGCCGCGGTGAGCCGCCCCTTGTCGATGATGCGCGGGCTTATGATCCTGACCTTCTGGCCTTCCGCCTGCCAGCGGTCGACGGCCAGGCGGCGGATCGTGCTCTTGCCGGAGCCGGATTCGCCGACCAGGGCCAGCATCCCGCCCGCCTTGGCGGTCTGGTACAGGTACTCCACCGCGAAGCGGGACGCGTCGTTGAGGTAGACATCGTCGGCGGTGGCGACATCGTCCGTAAAAGGGTCTTTGAAAATCCCGAAGGTTTTCCGGGTGTTTAGGTTAAGCATTTTTTTCTCCTACATGGATTGGGCGGCGCTGTCCGCGCCGGCCTCGTCGTGGGCTATGTCGTCGACCAGGGACGAGGGAACGCCCTCGGGGAATTCCCTTTTCATCCGGTCGATGAGGGTTTCGTCTATCCAGCCGTTCCGGGCCTTGACCTGTTTGGCGGCCTCGAAATGGCTGATGAGGGTGTCGTGGATTTGGACGCTGTCGGGTGCGGACACGCTGACCTGCTCCCCGGTGCGGGGTTTGATAAACGGGCTTGAAGCGTTGATGTAGCTGTGGGCTTTGAGGCCCTCCCCGTTGGTTATCGACGCGAACGGGATTGGCCCGTCGGTCTGCCCGGCAAGCTCTTTGAGGTTTTTCTCCCGCAGGGTATCCGGCAGGCGCTTGTATTCCTTGCCGAATACCGGGGCGTTCACGTCAAAACCGGCTTCGTCGAAGGCGATGGGCGCCACTTCGCGGCTGACAGTTTCCCCCTTGTATTTGTAGCTCACCTTTACAAGGGGTTCGGGGTCGACCAGGATGGGCTGCACGTTTACGTATTCGCCGATCATGATTCCGGGAAAATCGCCGAGGCTGTACCGGAGGGAGCGCTTTTCGTTCGGGTGGAAAATGGAGATTGAAAGGTCGCCGGCCACCTTCCGGCTTTCGGCCTTCGTCGAATAGATCTGCCGGCAGGTTTCAGGGTCGGGAAGCTCCTTCAGCTGTTCGGGCCGTATTTTCTGCCACAGCATGAGGCGGCTTGAAACGGCGCCGTTGCGGTTGAGCCGCGTATCCTGGTGGGGAATCATGTTGGCGTTGTAGGCGGCGCACCAGCGTTCGGCCGCGGCGTTGAGCTCGCCGAGGCTGCGTACCGGCTCGAAGCGCAGGCGGCTTTCGAATTGCTTTTCGACGAGGTTCTGCGCGTTCTCCACCTGCCCCTTGCCGCGGGGGTTCCCCGGCAGGTGCGTAAGGGTTTCCACCCGCAGGGCGGCGACGGCGTTGGTAACCGCGCGGGCGGTGTTCCCGCTGCCGGAGTCCCAGACAAGAATTTTGCAAATCCCGTGGAAGGCATAGAGGGGATCCCGCTTCATGCCCCATGCGTAGAGCAGGAAGTCGTACATGTTGAGGGCCGTTTCCCCGGCCTCTTCGTAATACCTGACGCATATTGAGCCGGAGTAGTGATCCGTCAGCACGTAGCGCAGGCATTTGAGCTTTCCGCCTTCGTAAAAGTTTTTGTTCTTGTAGTGCTCGTCGTCGCCGATGATCTTCTGCCTGCCCCCGGGGCTGAAATACAGAAGGCAGTTTGAGGGATCCGTCAGGTGGACCTGGTTCGGGTGCTCGCTCCGCATCCTTTGGTATGGCGTGGGGACTTTCAGGTCCTTTGCCGAAAGGCGCTCGTCCCGCAGCAGTTCCCGCAGGCGGCTGTCGCCTACCTTCACGTCGATGCCGCCGGATTGCAGGATTGACCGGGCTACCGTTACCGGCATGGTTACCTTGCCGGTCTTTCGCTTGCTTATTTTTTGCATGTTCGCGACCATCTTTAGCTTCTCCCTGTCCATGCCGGTGGTCCCGGCGTCCTTCCTGCGCTTCCGGCCCGATTCCCACCCCGCTTCTTTCAGGATTTTGTACGCTTTTGAGTCGGAGACGGCCAGCATTCGGCACATCTCCGCGACCACCGCCCTGCGCTCGCCGTTGGTTTTTGCGCCCCTCATCCGCTCTGCCCAGGCTTCGTGCATCCGCTTCTCCTAGTCGATAATGCTGAAGGCGCTGTCGGCAGCCTTTTCGCTTTCTTCGATTCTGTCGATGTGTATGTCGTTGATGGCGCCCTGGAGTTCCCCGAAGGCTTCCGTGATCATCGCGATGCCCTCGGTGTGTTTCAAGACAAAGTCGTTAAGCTGGGCATAGCCGACCGCTTCGATGCGCTGGGCTTCGGTGATCATGTCGATGCAGCGGTTCATGGCGAAAATGGCGTCATGCAATTGGGCATTGAACGGCTGTAAATATTCGTCCAGCTTTGCGCCCGCGAGCTGTTCCTTTGTTGGAAGCTCCTGCCAGCGGAGCTGGGCTTCAAGCTCGCCGATCTTTTTCTCCTTCATGAAAATGGCCTTGTCCGTGGATTTCCGGTCTGATTTTCTGCCGTCGCGTTCGCTACGGAGGGTTTCCTTGAGTTCCCGGACGGACATTTTATCAATGTCATCCAAGGTTACTCCCTTTACCTCTCCTCCATCCTCAAGGGTTTGAATTGAATCGTCATCAAGAACTGTTAGAACAATTTGTTTTGATTGTCCCAAATTCGCAAACGTTTGCGAATTTGAAAATTTCCTGGCGGCTGCCATTGCGTAATCTGCTCCACGTTGTGATATGCCCACATTCTCAAGCGCCCTCATAAACCTACCGTGATCTTCATGGGCCTTAATTCGGATAAACCGTTTACCCATTTCTATAAATGACTGTCCAGCCTGATCCTGAAAAAACCTGATTTCATTCTCAATCCGATCCAGTTCATAGGGCATCCCGTCGGCATAAAGCCTTTCGGCGGTTTCAATGTCGGCCTGGAACTTGTCCATCGCGGCAATCTCCCGGCTGTTCCCGCCGGTTTTTGCCTTTCGGCCCCGCTTTGGCACGGGCTCGGCCCTGGATGCCAGTTCGCTCTCTACGGCCTTGATCCTTCCCTTGTGGTGTTCCCCTTGCCCTTCAAGCATTCCCATCCGCTCCAGCATTGCCGCCAGATCGCAGTTGTCCAGCCTTCCGATGCCGGAAAGGAAATTCGGATCCGTGGCGGGGACATGGAGAAGCCCCTCGTAATTTTCAGTCACTTTTATGCTCCTTATTGCATCGCGGACGCGTACCGCGCCTCGTCTTCAGTCAGTTTGAGCCTCGCGGTCTGGAAGCATTTCATAATGGTTCCCGCGAGGGTCCCGAATTTGGGGGTCAGCCGCCACCTGCCGGTCGTTTTCGACCGCTCGATCCACTCCCTTTTCTCGAGGAGCTTGAGGTCCCTGCAGATGGCGGCCTCGGTGGTTCCCATCTCGAAGGCGAGCTGCTTGTTGTTCAGCCCGTCCGCCGAAAATTCCGCAAGCTTTTCCACCTCGGCAAGGATGCGCTCCTGGCTATTTGGCTTTTCCATAGAACACCCCGTCCCAAAGGCGGTAGCCGAGGCGCATGAGCCACCCCCATTTGCGCCGCTCCCCCAAGTCCTTAAGCCTGACGGCTATGTAGCAAATAAATCCCGCCATAGTCCCCTCCTTTTACAGCGCCGCAACGTCCAGGGGAATCTGCACGTATTCGCCCTGCCCGTCCCGCTCGTAAAACCGGAGGTACTGCTTGCTTCCGGAAACCTGTATGCTGTCGGAGATCGCGGACATCGCCTTTAGCCAGTCGGGATCCGTTATCTCGAGCCGCCGCAGTCCCAGTATGCGGGCGGTGTTGAGCTTCCCCGTCTTGTCGACCTGGAACGCGTCCTGGACAAGGATGCGTATCTCGCTGCGGGAGCCTTCCGACCATTTCTCTATGCAGCCGCAGATCAGCTCCCGCGCCACCTGCAGGCGCTCGTCGAACGCGATTTGGTCGTTCATCGCGACGACCAGGCGGTACTTGCCGTCGTAGGTGGTCAGGGTGATGTTGCCCTTCTTGCCGCCCCAGGACTTGCCGTACCGGCTCGCGGAGATTTCGACGAACGCGTAGATGTCGTCCCTGATGCGGCGCTTGAAGTCCGAGAGGGTTTGTTTCATCTTCATGGCTTCGTCGGCAATTCTGCGGACCGTCTGGTCCCGCAGCTTGTCGATGTCGCTCACCAGTTCCGCCGGAACCTGCCGGCCCTGGCTGTCGGTCATAAATTCTTTGTCGCTCATTGTTTGTCTCCTATAGGTTTTAGTTCGGGCTGTTTTTCCCGCGCCCATTCGGCGCGTTTTTGTTCGATGCAGGCGTCGACTGCCGCTTCGCATTTTTTAGCGACTATCAGCGCGTGGGGGCTTTTTGTCAGGAAGTACTCCGTTTGGCACTGCCGCATTTGTTCCACGGCTATGAAGAATTCTTCCCAGGATGAGATCATTCTTTTTTTCCTCCTGTGTGTTTTTTGGTTTTTGTGATATTCTGGGACCATGCGCGGACAAGCTTCTGAAAAACGCTATGTGTGTTATTCCTGCGGGGCCCGCTACAAGCCGAGGGCGTATACCGGGATGTGGTCAGGCTCGATGCGGGAAAAGAATTACAGCCCTTGTCCGCTTTGCGGCGCGGCTGGGATCCCGGATGTGCTTGCGCGTGTTCCTGGGGATGCCTGGACGGTTCTGCATTTCTTTTCCCGTTGCGATTTTGTGCATGAATGCGCGAAAGTCGGAGAATATGGGCCTGAATGTGAAAGGGGCCTCCGGAAAGGCAGGTGCCCCGCGAAGCTTCGGAAAGCAGTTGGGAGGATTCAGAAGTACATTCCGTTAATAATAGAGAGTCGTTCCCGAAAGAAATGACGATGTACTTCCCCGGCTTTAGCGGGGCTTCGTACAAATGGCCGCTGCCGATATTCAGCTTTCCGTCACTGACAACGCCAATGCATATGTCTTCGGGATGGGGAAGGAGTTGCGGTTTTTGTTTCATGCCCCCGCCGCCTTTTTCACGGCCTTGATCGCCTGTGCCGGGCTTTTGCCCTCGATGCAGACGAACTTTTTCGCGTTTCTCTTGTGGATTGCCCTGACGAACCTGTTCCCGAAGGTGTCCCGGAGGGCATACAAAATGACGAAGTTGCCGGCCTTGCGGAGGTCCTTTTCCAGCCTTTCGAGGGGCCTCGCGTATTCCCTGAAGGCTTCGGCGTTCCACGGTCTTAGGATCACGATGCGCCTCCCTTTTTAAACCTGTCCGTCAGCCAGCTGGCCACAAAGCCGATTAAAAATGAGCCAAGTGCTACAAGGGCTCCTGTTACGAATTCTTTCATTGCAAACCTCCGTTTAGAACCCTCCGCACTGAAGAGGGCGACCGGTCCATGAGCACGGCAATCCGGCTTGCCGAATAGTTTTTGCTCAACAGCTTGATCTGGTCTTTTTCGCTGTCTGAAAGCGGCGTGTTTTTCTTGGCAAGCAATGCCTCGATCCTTTCCGCTTTCCTGTAGAGCCGTTCCCTCTCCCGGAGGTGCGCCTGGCTGCTTTCCAGGAATTCAATGCGCTTGCTTGCGGCTGCCAGCGTGTCGTTGATTTTGCTTAGGGTCTGGGTATCAAGGGCTACGGCGGCATAGGCGCCGGTTTTGCGGATCTGCGGGAGGACTTCCTCGAAAAGCCATTTCTCGAACCGCTGGGCTTGGGGCAAATTGCTGCCGACAATCAGCCGGAACACGTCGCCCTCGCTGATGATGCGGACTTCCTGCCTGCCGCCGCTGGTCTCAAGGGGGTAGCGTTTTGCTATACCCTTACAATGGTCGGCCATTGCATCATTTGGGTTTTTGTACCCAAGAGCGTTGCAGACATCCCTCCCGACCCACCATGGGGAATCTTCGACCACCACGGTACGGACAGGGCGTTCGTCAAAAATGAAGGGGACTACCTGATTCATGCCCTCACCTCCGCCTATCTGTTAGCCAACAAACCAAATAGCCAGCAAGAACTGAAAGAGCTCCTATAATGAGTCCTAAAGCTGAATCATTCATGATGCCCCCTTGCCCCTGGCGGCGGCGATCATGTCCTCAAAGCTGGGGTAGCCCAAAGTCTGGTAGAGGGCATTCTCGATCCGGGTGGAGTGTCGGAGCCCCCTGATTATCCCGCAGACCGTGCAGTGCTTGAGCCCCAATTGAGAGGCCAAATCGGTCTGGGAGATGCCTTTGAGCCTAAGCTGGTAAGTGATCCACAGCCCGTCTTTGGGCTTGATGCGGACCCCGACAGTTTTCCGGTTGCATCCGGACAGTTTTTCTGTCATAATGAACCATCCTTTCCCCCTTAACCGGGGGCGGTAATTTTGCCGGCTGGTAGGCAGCCGGTTTTTTTACGGATTGGCCCTTCAAGTTGTCTTGAAGTGCCGATAATTCCATAGTAATCGAATTATCGAACTAAAGTCAAGAGAAATCGAGAGAATTTTGGAAATTTTACGAATTATCGAGAAGGCAGAGGGCCTTATTGAACAACAAGGTTTAGATAAATCGAACCTTGCAAAAAAGTTAGGTTTTCCTTCTCGTTACATTGCTGATATAAAGGCGGGAAAATCCAAAAACCCCGGGTCTGATTTTATTTTGGCTTTGATAAATAGGCTAAATTTCAGCCCTTCTTGGCTAGAAACCGGCGAAGGGGAAATGCTTCTCTCAAGCCAGGAAAAAGCCCTTGCAAATACCCCAAAATCCGACGAAGGCTATAAAGTCCCACTGCTTAGACAGAAGGTTTCCTGCGGCCCCGGCACAAACTGGGATGACGAGCAGAACATAAAGGACTATGTAGACATTTTTTCCATAATTCCGCGACTCAAACTTGGACGCTTGTTCGCGTTTTCCGTACATGGAAACTCGATGGTCGGGGCTGGCATCAGAAACGGCGACTATGTCCTCTTCGACACCGACCAAGCCCAGCGGCTCAATGACGACATTTATGTTTTTTCGCTTGACGGGGATGTGTTCTGCAAGCAATTGGAGTTTGACGCAATTTCAAAGCGTATAAAAATCTATTCCCTTCGCGTAGCGGATCTGGAAAAAGCGGAATTGCTCAGAACGCTCAGCACGGAAGAAACCGATTTTGCCGACAGGTTCCATATTTTCGGGCGCGTCTTTAGCTGGATACACCCAAATTTAGATGAGTAGAGGAGGAGAGAAAGCAAATGAATTCATTAGGAGGATTGTTATAATGATAAAGAGAGTGCTTTTAGTCGCATGTTTCCTTTGGGTTTTTACGGGATGCTCCAATCCGATAAAAGAGGATCTAATAAATTATATCAATAATGAGCTACCTAATGTTGTCGAAGCCGAAAACACCGCAATCACCGCTTATGATTCGGTAACAGGTGCCAACTACACAGATGACTATACGTTATACTACACTCTTACGGAGAAAATTATTCCCACATATAGGGAATTTCTTACCGGGATGGAAGCTATAACCCTGCGGTTAAAAACAAAAGAAGTTCGGGCATTAAACGAAAAATATATTGAGGCTGCCAGCACTCAAAACAATGCGTTTGCACTGTTAAAGAGCATACTCGAAACACAAGACGGAAGTAAAATTGCCGATTTTAATGATCGGTTGGATAAAGGGAGAAAGCTAGTTAGGGAATGGCAAATTGAAATCCAAGATCTTTGTAAAAAGAACGGCGTTCAATTTAATGCTGATTTATAAGAGCAAGGAGGTCTGCAATGCAGGAAGCACTACAAGAGGAAAATGTTATAAGCAAGATCACTGAAAAAGGGTATGAGCCTTATATTTACGTATTCGGCATGATGGAAGCATCTGTGTCGAAAATCGCCGGGGCGCTATTCGGGGCATTCGCAGGCAACCAGCCTAAACCGTTTATTCTAAACTTTTCTGATAAGGGCATAGCTTTTCTCGAATTGAATTCAACGTGCAGTAAATATACAGATTTGCATAATTTTTTTGCTGCCGATCAGATAGAAGAAGTTACATTCAAAAAAGGTATGATAGTGAATGAGCTTACAATACTGACAAAAGCTGGCGACAAACAAAAAATCAAAATAGCCAGCATAACAGCAGGCGCAAAATGGCAAAAAGGTAATGTAGGCAGACTGGTAGAATTTATTTCGTCATACAAAAAAACAAATTGACGTAAGGACAAAGTATAAAGGGGAGATATCATGGCTGAGAAAATCCTAAGCTCCGTATACCAGGGGATCCTGGAAATTGGGGACGCCAGGCTTGAATGCCATGTCCTTGAAGACGGGAGCCGCATTTTTTCGACAAGGGATTTCCTTAACGCTTTCGGGATTGACTACAACCAGCGGACGCCTTCCGTAGCGCTAAAAAAATTCCTCATGCGGATCAGGTTCATTTCCCTTGGAAACGAAAGCTTAACCAATCCCATCGATCTGCCGATAAAATTTAAAGACCCTACAAAAAGCGGTTTTGTAAACAACGGCTATGCGGTTGAGCTTCTTCCGGAGATTTGCGATGCTGTGCTTAAATTGGCGAACAGAACGGTGCTGTCGATAGACTACAACAAAGCCTACGAGCAAAGCCGCAAATTATTCAAGGCGTTTGCGAAAGTCGGCATCATCGCCCTGGTCGACGAGGCCACGGGGTACCAGGATTTTAGAGACAAGAATGCGCTGCAAACCATCCTCAACCAGTATTTGAAAAAAGAACATGCCGCATGGGCCAAGAGATTTCCCGACGAGTTTTATAACCAGATATTCCGCCTGAAAAAATGGGAATGGAAAGACATACGGAAAAACAGGCCCGGAGTAGTCGGGAAGTACACGAAGGATTTGGTTTACAGCCGCCTGGCCCCCGGCGTGCTTGCGGAACTCGAAAACCTGAACCCCCCAATATCACCCGGAAGAAGAAGGGTAAAGCACCACCAATGGCTGACAGACGACATCGGGCATCCCGCGCTCGGAGAGCACCTGCACACGCTAATAACCTTTATGAGAATATCCAGCTCATGGGATCAATTTTACCGCTATGTAACGCGCGCATTTCCCGTCTATGGCGAACAGCTTAATTTAGATTTTGACGACGATTAATACTTATTAGCCCCATGCAGGCTGTCATAATCGCGCCTTCCGCAAAAAATGCTCAACGGCAAGGAAAAAGCACGCCGCCACCGCCGGAAGCAGGACGAGCATCGTAAGGCAGAACACGGCAAGCAGCCCCAAAGCAATTCCCATACGGCCCTCCAATAAAACAATCCCCGACAGGAAGCCATTCCCGCCGGGGAAATACCCGCTCAACTGCCTGAGCGGCTGGGCATTCGCATTCAAACCGCCGCCGGCTAGCCAATCCCGGTCGCGGCCGTAAAGCGCTTCGTAAAAACGGCACCACAGCTTTTCGCAACGTACCGGACAGCAAGCAATACGCACGCCGACAAAATCGGGGGCATAGCTTCCTGCTGGGGAACGGGCGGAAGCACAACGAGTGCAAATGCCGCTACAACGACAATCGTTAATAGGGCAAATACAAGAAACAACCTCCGGACGCTTTTCATGCAAACCTCCTATGAATAAGTGCGGCCTCCAGTCCGACCGCCAGGGACACCGACTTTTTAAGCATACAAAGGGGCAGGCCGGAAACATATTAAAAGCGCTTATTATATTTGCGCCCCGCGTAGCAGCCATACTATAGGCATGGCGGACGGAACCAGCGCGGAGCGGGATTTGGATTTTGCAATAGCCAGCCTAAAAGGGATCAGGGAGGACATCGGCCTGCTCCAGGGCATGTTCTCGACAATAAAGAAATGGTCCCACGTCACGGATTCAATAAAAAACCATGCCGACAGCGCCCTCTACGAGCTGACGGGAAGCGATTTCTACAGGCCCGAAAAAGACGGGCTCAGGCACCGATGAAAAAGCCCCGCCTCGGCCTTTGGAAAAAGTTCCTGCTCGACCTTTGCTACAAAGGAACGAGCCGCTCCTTTTGGGCGTGGCTGGTAACGACGCGCACAGTCCGCAAGCTCCTGCTGATGGACGGGGACCATGCCTGGTTCGTGCCGCTAATCGCGCTTTGGGGGGCGGTGTCCGTCCTGTTTTTGGGCGGCCAGGTGCTGATAGACGCCCTGGCGAAAATGTTCGAGAAGGCAAGCCTCACGATAAGCCAAAGCAACAGCGTGAGCGCGAACATCGGGACTGTCGGAGGGACCGTCGGAGGGAAAGACGGAGGGAGAGAAGGAGGGAGAGATGGAAAGTAAGCTGTTTTCGGGAATACAGACGTTCCTGCAGGAGGCCGGCGAGGCCGCCTGCTACGCGCTCTGCATAGCCAAGATCGCCGAGAAAATAAACGGCAAGGCAGTCGAGCCTATCGAGGCCCTGCGCGAGGGCATCGAGCGCAAGTTCATATATTACAACTGGGACAACCCGGACGACCCCGACAATTTCTACGTCAACGACGCGGAAAAGTTCCTCTGCCTGCTTACCGGCAGGCGCGCAGCCGTCATAAAAATCGACGGTGCCAACTACCGGCCCGCGCCGAACGAACACGCCGTCGAGCGCTGGGAGCGCCCCACGGCAAAAACGGTCTACAGCCATTTCAGGCTGGCGGACTGGGATCCCCTCCGCGACTCGCAGACCGTCAAATACGGGAAGCTTGCAAGCCTGCGGATCTTCAAGGCGACATGAGGGAGGGCGCGATGGATGAAAAGGCTAAAATTTGTATCGCTGCTTTTATTATTGGCCTTCTCGTCGGAACTGCCGGCACAGGGGTTTTCCTCCATCGGCAGCGACCTCGACCAGCTGGAGAGCCTGATAGCGGACACGCTCTCGAACTCGCAGGAGCAGCAGACGCAATTGGCGGACTTGAGGCAGACCTTGATCGAGAACGGGAGCTTAATCGGCAGCTACGAGAGCAAAATAACCACGCAAGAGAACTCGCTGAGGGACTTACAGACACGGCTAAACAAAATGTCAGAAATCTACAGGACGCAATCGGCCTTATCGGCGAAATACGAAAAAAGCTCAAAGCTCTGGAAGGCTTTTACGCTGGTTGGAATCCCGGCGGCGGCGCTCCTTAGCGGGGGCCTAGTTTGGGCAATGGGACGGAGATAACGGGGAGGCTCCATGGAAATAGCGAAATTTGTTTTGACGGCAATAGGCACGTTTTTGTCGGTTTTCGGTCTGTCGTTCACCGTGTTCCAGTACTGGCGCAAGAAGCAGGACGAGAGGTTTGCCAAACTGGAAACCGAAACGAAACAATCGATTGCCCGTTTGGGGGAGCGCCTGGGAAGCCTCGAACAAAGCGTGGTGCGGAGCTTCGAGAGCCGCCTAAGCGTCATCGAGGGCGAGCTGAAAGGCCTCAAGCCCATACTGATGTCCATCCAAAACTGGTTCATACACAACACGCCTTCGGGGAAGTAAGCGATGGAAAACATTTTCCTGCCTTTGCGGCGCATAATAATTTTGCAGGGGATTGAAGGTTCCCCGGGCAGAGAGCTTTCCAACGAGATGCTCCAGCGGCTCCTGAAATCGCAATGCCACAGCTGCTCAATCGCGGAAGTGAACGAGCAGATCAACTGGCTTGAATGCCGGGGCTACGTCATGGCGGAGCGCCTGGGCGACTCCGGCCTTGTCGTCGCGCACATCACCCGGCCCGGCATCGACGTGGCGCTGGGCAACACAAGGGCCGAGGGCATCGAAGCGCCCCCGGAGGCATAGGATGGGCCAGAAAAGCGCCGTCGACCGCCTGCCGAAAAAGCTCCGCGAAAAGCTGATTGAGATGCTCCACGACCCCGCCGTAACGCAGGCGGAAATCGTGGACGCCATAAACGCCGAGGCGGGGGAGCCGCTCCTTTCAAGGGCGTCGATGAACCGCTACGCGCAAAAATTCAAGCGCTTCGCCGAAAAGAACCGCCAGGCCAAAGAAATCGCCGACGCCTACATCGACAAATACGGCAGCGACAGCCGCGTAAAGCTCGGCAAGGTGGTAAACGAGCAGATACGCCTGGCCGTGTTCGACCTGATCGGCGACATCGAGGAAATACAGTCGGACCCGGAAACCAGGAAAACCGAAATCGCCGACATGCTGTACAAACTGTCGCGGGGCCTTAAGGAACTGGAGGCTGCGGAAAAGCTGAACGCCGAGCGCACCGAAAGCATCCGCAAGGCCGCCCTTGTCGAGGCCGCCGAGGTCGTGGCTAAGGAAGCGAAGTCAGCCGGGCTTGACGATGCCAAGATTGACTTTATCAGGCGTAAGATAATAGGCCTTTGCACATGACCGAAGAAGTCCTCCTCCCCTACCAGAAGGCATGGATCGAAGACGAGGCCAAGGTCAAAGTCTGGGAAAAATCCCGGCGCATCGGCGCTTCCTATGCCGAGGCGCTCGCGTCCGTGCTGGAAGCCGCAAAATCGAAAGAAGCCGGAGGCCAATCCTCATATTACCTTTCCTATTCAAAAGAGATGACCCAGCAGTTTGCCAGGGACTGCGCGTTCTGGGCGAAGCACCTCAACGCCGCCGCCAAAGAACTTGAAGAAATAGTTTTAAAAGACGAGGACAAAGACATCACCGTTTACCGCATCCGCTTCGCGTCCGGCTACGAGATATGGTGCCTGCCCTCGGTAGCGCGGTCGCTCCGCTCAAAGCAGGGGCGGGTAATCATCGACGAGGCCGCGTTTGTCGAGGATTTGGACGCGCTTTTAAAGGCGGCGATGGCGCTGCTCATGTGGGGCGGGTGCGTCAGGATTTTGTCAACTCATAACGGCGACGACAGTCCGTTCAACGAGCTAATCAAGGAAATAAAGGAAGGCAAGAAAGACTACAGCCTCCACCGCACCACGTTTGACGATGCCCTCGCGCAAGGGCTGTACAAGCGGATCTGCCTGGTTCAAAAAAAAGAATGGTCGCCGGAAGCGCAGGAAGCCTGGCGGAAAGAAATAATCGACAGCTACGGTGGCGGAGCGGACGAAGAATTGTTCTGCATCCCCGTCCGCGCCGGGACCCGCTACTTTCCTTCTGTGTTGCTTGAGGCGGTCTCCGATCCGAGCGCGAAGGTCCTCCGCAAGTCCTGCGACGATAGTTTCACTTTCGAGCCGAAAGAAAAGCGCGTCAAGGAATTTGAAGCATGGCTTAAAAACGAAGTCCGCGACACGCTGCTGTTGCATACCAACCCGGTGTACCTGGGCGAGGACTTCGCCCGCTCAGGCGACCTGACCAGCATTTTCCTTGACGAGCTAATGCCGGACGGGAAGCTTCTTACGTTCCTTGCAATCGAGTTGCGCAACGTGCCGTTCGACCAGCAGTGGCAGGTCATCCTTTACCTGATGGACACGGCGCCGAATTTCGACGGCGGGGCGTTCGACTCCAGGGGCAACGGCCAGATGATCGCCGAGCTCGCCGCGCAGGAATGGCCGGGCTACGTCCAGCAGGTGATGATCACCATGGCGTGGTACGCGCAGGCGTTCCCCAAGCTGAAAGGGCGCATGGAAGACGCGACCACCACCATTCCCGACGACGCTTCCATCCGCGAGGACTTCCGCGTCGTGGGAATCAAGGCGGGCGTCCCCTGCGTGCTGGAGCGCTCCGGCGGCACCCGCGAGCGGCGGCACGGCGACGGGGCCGTCGCGAAGCTCATGGCCGTCTACGCGGCGGACGAGGACGAGGAAAAGGGCTGCCAGCCCATGACATACGAGGCCGTAAAAACCGAAAACCGCTATAGGCAGGGGAGGGATGACACATGGGACAACTAAAGGATTTTTTCTTCGGTAAAGAAGTACCGGAAGGCGACGATACGGACGAGCAGGCGGTGGCCGTCCCCAACAGCAACCGCCACCCCTGGGGCGACTTTACGCTCCTGCAAAGCCTTACCCCCGAGCGCCTGGCGCAAATCCTTAACGACGTAAGGCGCGGCGAGTGCCCCGCCGAATACCTGGAGCTTGCCCAGGACATCGAGCTGAAAGACCTCCACTACCGATCCGTCCTTTCCACGCGCAAGGACACGATCACCGGCCTCGATGTCAAAGTAATTCCGGCAAGCGATGATAAGCGCGACATGGAGCTTGCCGAGGCCGTGGAGCGCGACATCGTGAAAAACAGCTCCGCGAAGCTGTACGCGCTGATTCGGGACATGCTGGACGCCCTTGCCAAGGGCTTTTCGGTTTCGGAAATAATCTGGGATACCGACAAGGATCACTGGAAGCCGAGGCAGTACAAATTCCGCGATCCCCGCTGGTTTCAGTACGACAGGGAAACCGGAAAGACGCTTATGCTCCGCTCCCCCCTGGGCAACGGGCTGGAGCCCCTCAAGCCGTTTCATTTTGTGGTGCACGAGCCGCACCTTATCAGCGGCAGCCAAATCGCCGCTGGGCTTGCGCTTCCGGCCTTGTATTACTGGATGCTCAAGAGCTACAACGTGACGAGCTGGGCGGCGTTCATCGACCGCTACGGCTACCCGATCCGCATCGGCAAGTACGGGAAGAAATTCACCGAAGAGGACAGGATAACGCTCAAGCGTGCGGTCGCCTCCATAGGCCAGGATTTCGGCGCCATCATTCCCGAAAGCGCCGAGCTTGAGATTATTGAGTCCAAAAGCACGGGCGAAAAGGCGAACGTCTATGAAAAGCTGGCCGACTGGATCGACAAGCAGGTCAGCAAGCTCGTCCTGGGCCAGACCATGACCACCGACGACGGCTCCAGCAAGGCGCAAAGCGAGACCCACGACAAGGTCCGAAACGACATTGCCGACAGCGATATCCTGCAAGTGATCGAAACGCTGAACGCCGCGCTTACAGTCCCTTACGTAAACCTTAATTTCGGCGAGCAGGAAAGCTACCCCAAAATTGACTTGTTCAAGCCCGACGAGAAAAACATCGAGCAGATTATTGATGCCGTAGAGAAGCTGGGGCCGCTGGGGCTGACGGTCAAGTCGGACGAGCTGCGCTCCATAATCGGCATGTCCAACCCCGACGAGGGCGACGAGGTTGTCGGCGGCAGGGCTCCGCAGGAGCCCCCGCCGGCTTTCGACGGGCTGGACGCCGGGCGGAACGTCGCCCTCAACGCCTCCGGCGCGGATCCTGCCGACGGCGTGGACGGGCTGGACGCGGAAAACGGAAGCGGCTATGCCGCCATCTCGGACGAGATCGCGGGCGTGATTGAAAAGGCGGCCGACGCTGCTACCGATTTTGCTAGCTTCCATAAGGAGCTGGAAAAGCTGGTTGCAGGCTGGGCTCCGGATAAAATCGCCGAGTGCATCGCCGTGGCGATGTTTAAGGCAAGGGCGCTGGGCGATGCTGAAGCTACCGGGAAAAATAATGCCAGACATAATACCTAAAGCCGCGACGGACTATATCAAAAATAAAAATCTCAAGGTCGGTTTTTCTTACAAGGACGTATGGCATGAGGAACATGCTACTGCATTTACAGTCGCTAAAGCAATGCAGCTTGACGTTCTTTCCGATATGCACAGCGCGGTTACAAAGGCTGTTGAAAACGGTCAGTCTTTTGAAACTTTCAAAAAAAATCTGAAACCGACGCTCCAGGAAAAGGGCTGGTGGGGCCGCAAGGAAATGGAAGATCCGCTTACCGGCAAAACGGTTGACGCCCAGCTCGGCAGCGACCGAAGGCTTAAGACCATCTATAACACAAATATGAGCAATGCGTTTCTCATTGCAAAATATAGGCGCATAATGGATGACCCATTAATCACGCACATTATGTATATTTCCAGCACGTCGTCACTTCATCCCCGCCTCATTCACCAGCAGTGGAATGGATTGATTCTTCCTAAAGACGACCCATGGTGGGGCTTGCATCTGCCCCGAAAAGAGTTTAACTGCAAGTGTGATTTTCAGGGCGTTTCTGAATACCGTAAGCAAAAGTATGAAAAGGAAGGCATTCCTACCCCAAAAAGGATAGACGGCAGCGGAGGGGGCGTAATTCCTGTAAAAACGGAAGCGCCGCCTGAAGTTTACCGAACGTACTATAACGAGCGCAAGGGAACAACGGAAAGGGTGCCGCAGGGCGTCCATCCGGCTTTCAACTGGGATACCCGGGGAGAATCGCGTAACACTGGGGTGCTTAGGCAACTGGTTCAAAAAGCACAAATTAAAGCCCCTGAACAATTCGACAGCATAATCAATTCAATACTTAAAAGCCAGGTCAATAAAAATGATTTCTACGGCTTTATTGAGGACGCCCTTGAGAGGAAACAAGATCGCCAACATTCAGCGGCAGTCGGTGTGTTTGACAGCAAGATAACGCAGTTTCTGGCTGGCAAGGGAATCGACCTGTCAAATAATCATGTCATTATGCTGGAGTCCAGATTGGTCAACAGCGGAAAATATACCGGAAGACATACCAACACTGGAAATTCTCCAAGCAAAGAGGATTGGTATAATCTGGTTGACTGGCTGATAGATGCCCAGGTGTTTTGGGACGGCAAAGGTTTAATTTATCTTGCAAAAATTTCCGACAGCCGCTATATGAAAATCGCTGTCGATGTCAGCCTTTTAACAAAAGCCCATAAAAGTGTAAGGCTTGCTCTTCCTAAAATCGACACGATGTATTTGCTTGATTTATCGACAGAGGAAAACAGGGGATTACAGGAGTTCACCAGAATAATAAAGATGGAAAAAATCAGGTAGGAGCGCCATGGGCACCAACTTCCTTTCGTTGCCGTCCAGCGGTTTTACAGGTCTGAGGCCGAAACAACAACCTGCACCCTCCCACGGCTTCCTGCCTTGCATAAATAATATATCCGCTTGCAATTTTGATCAACGGTTTTTGTCCTTGACAGAAATGTCCTTATATACCAATACTATAACCAGCAAAACCACAGCGGCGCCGCGACCGTCATATTTGCGGATTTTTTATGCCCATTTCATAGCCTTGTGGCTCTTTCGGCCTCAAGATTTTTTGAAGGGCATCCGACTATTGATAATAGCCAACCATCCGGTAACCGTGAGGTCTGGGCGCTCTGTGGGCGTGCTAATGGTTGGCTTTTTTTTGCCTACCAAGCAAACCACAGGAGGTGTCCTATGACACCAAAACAAAACGGCTTCTGCTTCGGAAGCAAACCAAGCTGGCGCAAACGCCTTGCGCCAATTACCCGCCACATAAAGCATCGGAATTTTCTCTCTGTCATCCCAAAAGGAGGTATGCAATGAATGCTACAGTATGCCCTGGCGCTGCCAAAGGGAGAGTCCCTGCCGTGAACAATGAATATGAGGATGTAGTTGTGAATGTGGCTGAAAAACTCACGGTATTGAGCCACCTGTTTGAGTATTACCAATACACTAAAGGTATGGCCTCTTTACGCGAAGATACATTTTCCGGACTTTGCCTCATCATTGATGGTTGCATTGATGAGTTAAAAACTATCGTTTAATCAGGAGGGGTTTATGGGACAATTAAAAGCTGTTGACAGGCTGCCCGAGGTTTTGCGTGATAAGGTGATTGAGATGATTAAAAAACCTGGTTTATATCAGAGTGAAATTGTTGATGCAATAAACGCTGAAGCAGGCAAAAAAGTCATCTCCCGTGCATCTCTAAACCGCTATGTGTTGGGTTTGGAAAAGCTTTCGGGTACTAAGAGAGGAAGAAAACCCCCAAGTGCCGAAGAGTCTCTTGTGAGAGTTGCAAAGGCCCTTGAACGGATTGCTTTTTCCTTGGAAAATCAATATAAAAAGACAAGCTAAATATCATGTGCCAAGGCTCCAAAACGGGGCTTTGGCTACAGTTTTGCTGATAAAAAATGACTAAAATTTATTACACTATGTGAAATTTACCTTACAAAGCACTATTACGATAATAATCGATAAGTTCTCAAAAAGCCCACTTTTCTCCGTCATTTGCAAATCTATTCTCTGGCGCTTTCAGCTAAGGACATAGGTATCATTTTCGGTGACTACCAATATAAAGGCGTTACCAGCCTCATCATAAGCGGTATACGTTTTATATCCCCCTTGGTTACCGGGGTTACCACTTCCGCCCTGGCCTGTTGTTCCGCCTGAGTCTGTTGTGCCGTTGTCGCAGGCCGCCATTGATAAGCCGATCATCGCTACAAGGGCAATAATGAAGAGGAGAAGCTTCGCGCTAAGCATTCGGTTGAGGTTTCCGGAAAGTTTCAGAATTTTATTCATAATGTACCCCTTTTTTTGATTCTGTATTTTGGTAAAGTCTTCGATCCTAAAACGGTACCTGACATCACCAATAAAGCAAATATAATAGGTATATATTACCAAATATATTAGATTGTTGTCAATACTTTTCGATTGTCCTACGGATAATTAATAAAATTAAAGGCTGATGACAAATATAAAGAAGCATTTAGGCTCAAATATTAAACAAACACGGACTAATCTTGGAATTTCACAGGCAAAGTTGGCAGAAATGGTAGACATGGCGACAAATTATCTTGGATTAATTGAAAATGGTAAAAAATTTCCATCAGCAAAAATGATTGAACGGATAGCTGCTGCGTTAGGGAAAGATTCTACTGAACTATTTGTTTTAGCTTCCATTCAAGAAGACTGGAAAGAGGCTATACTGTCAAAAATAAAAATGGTAATAGATATTGAATTAAAGACTTTACGTAAAAAGGCATAGCTTAGGTGTTCGGTCATATCTGGATCTGAAAACAGTTACCGGTTGACGCTTTTACTGAGGCAGAAACAATGGAAGTAGAACTACTTAGACACCGCCCTATTCAAAGACGCAATCGAAGGGGATTTACAGGAGTAAATAATAAAGGAAGATGAGTAATAACAAAAAATAGGGATAGTACCGACGCCCAATCTTTGTTATAAATAAAACATGCAAATGGCTTTAGTGTTGGTTCGTGGTAGAGCTTGTCATATTTTACCTCTTGGGAGGATGTTTTGAATGATTTATCTAGTGGTTTAAGCCGCTGGTACAAAAGCGGGAAAGCTCTTTTGGATGAGATTGCGAGATCCCGGCCCCGGAAAAGAGAATCATATATCTGGTTTACAGGCCAGCACGGGTTTATTATACGGCTTGGGGAAACAGTTTTTTATATCGATGTGATCTTAAACGATTTTGCGGATGAAAGCGAAAAAATTCAGCGAGTGTATCCGCCGCCTTTTGACTTTGCCGAGACACAACAGGTGGATTACGTGCTCTGTACCCATAACCATTGCGATCACTTGAACCTTAAAACCCTGTTGCCCTTGGCAAAGACCAATCCTCTGGCTTGCTTTGTGGTTCCCTCTCCCTTTAAGCGTCTGCTCGTTGAGGCAGGTATTGGGGAGGAACGAGTCATGGCGGCAAGGGTCGGAGAAAGTATCGATCTTTTATTGCGCAGGCCGAGTGAGAAACAAGGTGGCAGTAAAATTGAACCCGTAACCCTGGTTCCGATACCGGCTATTCATACCCTGCATGTTCAGGATGACGGCGAAAAAGATGGGAACGGCGACTATGTCTCGCTGGGTTATATCCTGAGGGGAGACGGGATATCAATATACCATTCGGGTGATACCTGGGTTACGCCATCCCTTGTCCGCTCTCTTAAGGCTCACGCGCCCCTGGACATAGCAATCCTTCCCATAAACGGCACCGATTGGGAGCGGACAGAGGCAGGCTTTATAGGTAACATGGGTGTCCTTGACGCAGTTAAACTTGCCCGGACGTTGCCAGTTGATATTGTGTTTCCATCCCACTACGATATGATGACGTTTAACAGCGAGAATCCCGCGCGCTTTGCTGATTCAATGTATGCCCTTTGTCCGGAAAAGCGCTTCCATATCTTTGCCCTGGGCGAGCGTTTTATCTATAAAAAGGACTAGAAAGAGGAAAAATGGTGACTGACACCAAAGCGTGCTCTATCTCATCAATCAGATCATCCGGCGTAGACGCGCCCGCGCTCAGGCCCACAGTTTCATAGACTGCAATTTCAGGGGGAATGTCGGAAACCGCTTCCGTAAGCCACGCGGGTTTCCCCAATTCCCTAGCCAGAGAAAACAGCCTCTGGGTATTGGCCGATTCCCGGCTTCCGACAATAATTACAGCGTCAACGTTTGCCAGCTCTCTTAGCGCGTTTTGCCTGTCCACGGTCGCCGTGCAGATTGAATTCACTATTTCTAGCGATGGAAAAAACTGCTGTATCTTTTCGCCTATAGCCCGGTATTCTTCGGCCCTTAGTGTTGTCTGAGCGATAAGGGCTGTCTTTGCGTCCGGCTCACGGCGGTAGAGTTCTTCTGCTGAACTAAAGGCTTCTTCCGCGTTGCTTACCACAAAACAGGCCGCAGTAGAATGCTCCGATGAAAAGCCGTCTTCGGCATAGCCCTTTATTCCGACAATCTCCCCGTGGTTTTCTTCGCCCGCAATAAAAAGGCGGTAGCCGCTTTCGACAAAACTGCGGGCTTTGCTCTGGCTTAGCTTAACGTGCGGGCATGTGGCGTCCAGAATGTTTATTCCCTTTTTTAGTAGCTCCCTTTCTATGACCGGGGAAACACCGTGGGCCCGTATTATCACGGTAGAATCGGCAGGCAATGATGAAAGCTCGGTTTCTTTCAGGCAAACGAGGCCCCGTTTCCCCAGCGATTCAAGAACTCTCGAATTATGTATAAGAGGGCCAAGTGTGTAGAGGCCGCCCGCCCGGCCTGTCTCAAGCGATGCCCGCTCGGCAATTTCCACTGCCCGACGGACGCCCATGCAAAAACCCAGAATTCCGGCGCGGACTACCTTCATTCAGGCGCGGGTGCTACGCTTTGGCGGGAGCGGCATTGAGCCTTTTCTTCTCC